GATTTTAGATGAGTTAGTGCTGTCCTCACGTTCTGCTCCGACATACCTAATGTTTTTGCTAATGTTTTCCGGCCTATTATACACTGCCCCCTTTCGACATCTACCCCTCTGTACCTGGTTGTTTTGTAATTCGCCGTTAATAACAGGTGGAGAAACAGGCATTTTGTGTGCTGGTCTTAATACCAATCCCATTCTACAAACCTTCGCCAAAGTTTAATATATCCTCTGTGCATAGTAAAAAGTGGGGTAACGGTATGGACAAGGCTTCCCTTTGCAGGAAAGAATTGTTTCCGCTACCCCTGTTTTTTTTGTTGATGATTTAAGACTATTACCTTGTCCATGTCATCTTTATACCACACCTCTCCCAATTTGTCAAGAAAATATTTTAAAATAATTTCTCAAGCCCTGAACGATATAGATAATATATAAAAAAAAACAAAATAAAATTTGCTTTTTTGCCTTTTATGGTGCATACTTTAAGTGTAAGCATAGTAAGTACTTGGAAAAAAGTAAAAAATGGAAAGGAATTGTTTGCGATGTTTAAAGGAATTTGATAGTAAAGGGCCTTATAACCGTCTTTGCCCTATTTGCAAACAGACAATAAGTCTTGATTTTACTTACATAATCGAATATAAGATCGCAGAAATGAAACATAACGAACCGATTTTAAAATCCGTAAGGGAAAGGTTGATAAGCCGTGTATAAAAAAAGAAGCTTAAATATAAGACAGCAAAAGTATAAGAAATGCAGAATGAGTGGGATGAATAGATATAATGCTGCAAAGGCGGCGGGATACTCCGAATCTACCGCAAAAGGACATACAGATCGGTTAGAAAAATCTGTTAAAATAGCTGATGTATTAGAAAGACAAGGGCTAACCGATAGATACCTTGCTAATAAGCTTTTACAATTGACTGAGGCACAGAAGGTTATAGGATATTTGCATAATTATAAAAAGGCGGATAACGGAGTAATAAAGAAGATTAAGCCTGATGAAACTGTATCTAATGACTTTGTTGAAGTGCCTGATTGGTCTGCACAGGCGAAAGGGGTTGAGTTGACTTTAAAGCTTAAATCGCACTTAATAAATAAGACTGAGCATTCTGGCGAGATTAAAGGCGGAGGCCAGACGAAAGTAATTATTATTAACCCAAAGGATTACGAACCTAAAAGCCTAAATGGAAATAGAATAAAAGCCTAAATGGAAATAGAATTAAAGCCTTTTCAGGCTGAGTTTTTGCATTCACAAGCACGTTTCCCGGCAATGGTTTCGTCTATTGGAACAGGCAAGACCTTAATGCTGCTTTTAAAGATTTGGAATTTCTGCCAAACTTATTCTAACTCATTGGCCCTTGTAGTAAGAAAAGAATATACTGACCTTAGAGACTCGACAATAAAAGACTTTCATAGATATTTTGATGTAACAATAGATAGCGAAAAGAACTTTAAGATGCCTAATGGATCAATCATAATGTTTCGGCACGGGTCGGAAATTAACGTCTTAAAGAATTTAAACTTATCTATTATCGGGATTGAGCAGGCGGAAGAGTTCGAAACGGAAGAAACATTTGATTTCCTTCGGGATAGGTTAAGGCGACAAACCTCTCCTTTCAGGCAGTTATGCATAATTGCTAATGCTAGAGGGCATAACTGGATATGGAAACGCTGGATATCAGGCAAAAGCCCGATTGTTATAGATGCCGATACAGGGCAATATATTTACGAAGATAAAGAGTATTTTGGCATAACAGCAAACACTTTTTCCAATGAAGATAATCTCCCGGCTGATTTTGTTTCAGATTTAAAAAGTATGGAACAAGACGCTCCGAACCACTATTTCCAGTATGTAATGAACAGCTTTGAGGATATGGAAGAGGATGATTATGTCTTTAATTTCAAAGAATTAGAAGATGCAAGGAAACGTGAGTTTGCTCCAAGAGAAGGTTATGGTGATAGGATAATAGGCTTTGATATTGCTAGATACGGAAACGATAAATGTGCAGCGATAGGAATTGAGCAAGTAGGTGCTTTATTATGGCGGCAGTTTCATACAGAGCAATGGGATAAGAAGGATTTAGATTATACAACTGGTAGAATATTATCAATACATTTCTCCCAAAACTCTCTTGCTAATATTATAGACGAAGACGGAATCGGTGCAGGCCCGTTAGATACGATAAACAAAGGCAGAGGTATTGATTCTTTTGTGGGCTTTAGGAATATACCTTTACCACGTGCAGATGATGAGTTCTATGGTAATCCCAGAACAGCAAATGCTTTTAAATTAAAGAGTATGATTAGCAAAGGCTGGATTGCTATTCCTGATGAAGAAACCTGTCAGGAGCTAATGACGTTAAGATATAAATATATGAATGACGGCAGGAAGATATTGGTTAGTAAAGAGGAGATGCGAAAGAAGGGATTCAAGTCCCCAAACCTTGCTGATGCTTTGATAATGGCAGTAAGCCTTATAGATAATATACAGAAACAACAGGAACGGCAATTCGTAAGTATGCCGAGATATAGTCCAGAAGATAATTTATTCAAAATAGGAGGGTTAAGATAATGCAGGCGTTGGGATTATTACTTTTAGTTGGTGGAACAGCTGCGGCGACAACGGCTTTAAGTGGCGGATTCGATAAATCAGAACCAATGCCAATGCCTCAAGCACCTGATACAAGCAAGGCAGAGGGAGCGGCAAAAGATGAAACTAAACGGAGAAAGCAGGCAGTTGCAAGGTCGAAGAGTATATTTACATCTCCTTTAGGATTAGCAGATCAGGCTGACATCGGTAAGAAAACATTGCTAGGTCAATGATAGAGTTATACTCTGATAAGTATCACGATGAAGTAATGACTCTTGTAAAAGAGTTTTACGATTGTTCTTTTAAAGAATACGAACAAAATCCTTGGAAACAGGAACGGATAGAAGAGATGATAAACTTTTATAAGAATAAAGTTTATCTTCTTATTGTAGATAACAAATGCGAAGGTATATTCGCGGGAACAATATTACCGATGCTGTCTGATAATTACTGCTTTTATGAGTTCTTTTTTTATGTAAGAGAGGGAGCGAGGATATTCGCAGGCTTTTTTATAAAAGGGATTATGGAACGTCTTAAAGAGAAAGGCATTAAAAAAGTTATAATTGGCTGTACGCAGAACTTAGCAACTGATAGAGTGATAAAATTATATGATAAGTTAGGATTCAAACCTTTTGAAATGCATTTCTATAAGGAGCTTTAAGGAGAAAAAATGGCTATTAAAGAAGCTAAACGAAACGAGCAAGGCGATATACAAGAAGCCGGGAAGAGCAAAGCGGAGTCTTTAATTGATAAGTTTAAACAGCTTAAAGGCGGGAGAAGCAACTTCGAATCTTATTGGCAGACGTTACACGACTACTTTTACGTTGAAGCGCAGGATATAAACAAAAGCTATTATCCCGGTACGGAATTAGATTCTACTTATCTATATGACGGTACAACGCTTGAAACTGCTGATGTATTAGCCTCCGGATTTATGAATTACTTAACTCCGCCTACTTCTAAATGGTTTAGGTTAAGAGCGAAAAGCCCTGAACTTACAGAAAACAAAGCTGTATCGGATTATCTTGAAGGTGTAACAGAAGAAGTTTACCTTGCACTTAACAGAAGTAATTTCTATCATCAGATAATATCGGGATATAAATCAAGCGGCGTTTATGGTACGGCTTGTTTGCTTGAAGAAGAAGATTTAACAGACGATATTAGATTTTACAATATGCCTATAAAGCAGATATGTATAGCTGAAGATGCTGCTGGGAGAGTTGTAGAGCATTACATAGAGTTTGAATACACAGCATTTCAGGCAGCTACACGTTGGGGAGTAGAGAGCCTTGCAACAGAGATGCAGGCAGAAGTCAAAAAACGTAATCCAGATAAGAAATATCCGTTCTTATTATACATAGGGAAAAGGCACATAAGAGAAATACAGAAGTTCAATAAACAGAATATGCCTATACAAGCTGTATGGGTTGATATAAAAAACAAAAAGGTGATTGACGAAGGCGGTTATCAGGAGTTCCCGGCAATGACGCATAGATTTGATAAGCGGCCGTTCATCTCTTGGGGATACAGCCCGGCGATGAAAGCTTTACCGTTTGCACGAATGTTAAATGCAATCGCAAAGACTAATTTAAGAGCAATGATGAAGCATACCGACCCGCCCGTAGCTGTTCCTGATAATGCTTTTTTATTACCGTTTAATGCTAATCCCAGAGCGGTAAACTATTACGATAAACGCAAGATGGAAGGTAAAGATATATTTGCTTTCGGTAACTTCGGAAACCCGCAAGTTGGAATGACAGCATTAGAGTATTACACGCAGAAGGTAAAGGCGTTAATGTTTAATGACGTATTCCTTGCTTTCGAAGGGTTAGATAAGCAGATGAACAATCCGGAAGTAATGGAACGGATAAACGAGAAAATGACAATGCTAGGGCCTGCGGTAGGAAGGTTTACTAGTGAGGTATTGAATCCGATAATAATAAGAACGATTGGTATTCTGTTTCGTAAAGGAAAGTTAGGTGAGCCGCCTGACGAGTTAAGAATGAATCCGAATTATGAAATAGATTATATCGGTGCATTAGCACAATCGCAGAAACGGTCACAGCTTAACTCTTTAGTGACTGCATTGACTATGGCAGGGCAGATGGCACAGTTCTCACCTGATATACTCGATAAGGTTAACGGAGATAAGGCTGTAAACGAAGTCTGGGATACGGTAGGTGCCCCGGTAAGTGTATTAAGAGATGATGAGGAAGTAGAGCAGATACGTTCTGCAAGAGCACAGGAGCAGGCGAAAGCACAGGAACTACAGATGTTAGGTGCAGGAACGCAAATCGCTGAAACTGCTAGTAAGGTTGATAAGAACGTAGCAGACGCAAAAAGCAGGGTAACTAATGCATAACTTAGCTTACATTGAAGACGTAAAAGGGATACAGAGCAATTTACACGCTACATTTGATACGCCGCAAGGAAAAGAGGTGCTTAAGTTTTTAGAGAGCATATGCGGCTGGTATGACTTCTCTGAAAAGGACAAGGATATGATTTTGATAAAGCACGGTAGTCGGCAGGTGCTTGCTACCATAAAGAGTTTACTTAAATTAAAGCCGGAGCAGGTTGTAGCTCTAGCACAAGAGGAGGGTATTTAGTATGCCGGGAACAATAGTTGATAATCCAAGCCCTGATGAAACACAGGACAACTCGGACCAACAGAATATTACTGTAGGCGATAGTTCGGCAGATAATACTTTTAGTTGGAAAGGGAATCTTAATAGCGATTTACAAGGCTCACCGCTATTAAAGAAGTTTGAAGATACGCCGGAAGGATTAGCGAAAGCGTTTGAAAGCCACGCAGGCTTAGAGAAGTTATTAGGACACGATAAAATCCCTGTACCTAAAGATGAGAACGATACGGAGGCGTGGGCGAAATTCTCAAAAGCTTTAGGTATACCAGACAAGGCAGAAGCTTATGGATTACCTGATGCTGAAATACCTGAAAATTTGCAGGGCATTAGTTTCAATAAACAACAATTTGCAGAGATTGCTCACGCACATAAGCTTACACCGAGTCAGGCTAGTAGTATGTGGAAGGTTTATACTGAAAAGACTATGGAGAGTTATGGCAAAGCGATTGAAGAGCACAAAAAGAATATGGTACAAGTAGTCAATCAGTTAAAGGGCAAATGGGGCGATGCGTATGAAGCTAACGTAGATTTAGGGCAGACGGTGATTAATAAGTTCTCCGGGAGTCCTGAAGCGGAAGAGTTTCTAACGGCAACACTCGTCAAAGACCCAAGAGGAATAGAGTTTTTAGCAAGGATAGGCAACCAGTTTGCAGAAAATAAAGTAGGTGATTTCAGTTATAAGCGGTTTAGTTTATCTCCTGATGAAGCACAGAACGAAATAGACACTATTTTAAGAGACCCCAAGCACCCTTATAACAACGCAGAAGCACCGCAGGCAGAACGACAGAGAGCTATTGATTACGTGAACAGCTTGTATGCTGTTAAGATAAAACCCGGGAAAAGATAAGCTTAAAACGCCCTTTGTCCCGGCATTTTGTTTCGCAGACAATCCCTTGCGGACCTGCAAAAAGAGGTTTGCAAAGAGATGACCCTCCTAGTGGAGGATAATCAGCTCGTAGCAACGGTTGGTTTAACTTTTTTTTAGGAGGGATTTAGAGATGGCTGACACACAAGCGACAATTTATGCTCAAGCGTACAGCCGTAACATTATGCAGCTTGCACAGCAGAAGTATGCAATGCTTATGAACTCTGTGTATATGAAGCCTAATGTAAACGGGAAAACTTTCTACCAAGACCAGATTGGCCAATGGTCTATGCAAACTAAGGCAGGCCGAAACGTATCAACACCGAACAACGACCCTAATCTTGCTCGGCGTATGGCTACGATGATTGATTATCACGACAACAGACTCCTTGATAGGGGTGACGAGTTACGTGTAATCAGTGACCCTCGCAGCGCTTATACCATAGCAGCTGCACAGGCTTTAGGGCGTCAGATTGATGATGTAATCATCGCTGCCGCAACTGGTACAGCTTACTCTGGTGAAACTGGCTCAACTTCTGTAACATTAGGCTCAGGACAGATTGTAGCCGCAACGACCACAGGATTAACTCTTGCAAAGGTAACAGAAGCTAAGAAGATATTGGATAAGGCTGATGTTGATCAGGAAGAAAGATATTTTATTTATAGCCCTGACGCTCTTGAAGATTTATTGAACGTAGAGCAGGCAACATCTTCTGATTACAATACCGTTAAGGCTCTTGTTCGGGGTGAGATTAATACTTGGATGGGCTTTACTTGGATTATGTCAAACAGGTTAAGCGAGGTTGCATCTGGAACTCGCAGCTGTATTGCTTTTCAGAAGTATGGCATTTGTGCTGCAATGGCAGATCAGCCGCTTGTAAGAACTGACGAAAGAAGCGATTTATCTTACTCTTGGCAGGTTTACTATGAGTTGAACATTGGTGCAGTACGTCTTGAAGAGGAGCGTGTAGTCCGAGTTGACATTAACGAGTAACAAGTGTTAGCGTCAAGCTAACGATTGGGAGGATTGATTATGGCAAGTTTAAAAAGTGCAAATGTAACTAAGTTAGACGCTGGTGGAAGTGGCGATAACTATATCGGCAACGGGCTAATCAAGTCAGTTGAGAAGGTATGGACAGACAGTTATGCAATGGGTGCTGCAACGGCAATCGCATCAGGCAGTACGCTTGATTTAGCGGTATTACCCCCCGGATGCCGGGTAACTGGTATCGAGCTTTTCTTCCCTTCATTATCAACAGGTGCAGCGTTGACTGGTACAACCATTTCTATTGGAGATGGAAGTTCAGCAACTAGATACTTAAATGCAGGGGAAGCAGCGTCAGGCGTATTGACTCTTAAAGCAAATGCAGTTGGCGGTATTATGTATACTCCTACGGGTACAGATTTAAGAATTAAGGCTACCTTCGGTAGGATTGCAACAACTACTACTAACTCAACGATTAAGAGTATAGTACGGTACACGTAAACTATTTAGGGGGGGCTTCGGCCTCCCCTTCTTTAACTGGGGATAGAAATGGCAATAAGTAAGACAGATATTTGTAATAAAGCACTCACACAGATAGGAGCATCACCTATTACAAGCATAGATGACAATACCAACAATGCGAATATTCTAAGCAGAGTATACGAAATTGCTTTAAAGTCTGTATTAGCTGAATGTAAATGGAACTTTGCAGTAAAGAGGCGGCTTTTAGCAGTAAGCACTTATGACCCCGAATGGGATTATTCTGACGAGGCTTATGTGTATGCACGCCCGGCAGACGTTGTGCGTATATTCGGAACTAACGATGACGATGCTGTATGGCGTGAAGAAGGGGATTATATTATATCCGACACAAACGGGCTAGGAATTGCTTATGTATATTACTTAGATTCTCCTTCAAAGTATCCTATTTTTTTTATAGATGCTTTAGTCGATAAGCTTTCTTCTGATATTGCATATATGATATTAAACTCCGCAGATAAAGCAACTTTAATGCTAAAGAAGTATGAAGATATAAGCTTACGTAAAGCAATGGCACAGAACGCACAGATAGGCACGCATCAGTATTTAAAAGACGATGCTTGGGAGTTATCAAAGCTTAGTAATGGCAGCACAGACGCATAAAGGTGGTGAGAGATATGCCTTGCAAAGGGAAAATGAAAAGCTATAAGAAACCCAGAAAGAGGAAAAAGAAAAAGTGAAAGTAGATTATATACAAACCTCATTTGCTGCAGGTGAGTGGTCGCCTACATTATTCGGTAGAACAGATGTCCAGTTTTATAGAAATGCTTGTGAAACGGTAGAGAACTTATTATGCAGGCCTTATGGCCCTGTGATTTCAACTCCGGGAACGGAATACATCCGGGAAGTTAAGACTTCCGCAAAGAGAACAAGGCTAATAAAATTTGTGTTCAGCAGGACAGATGCCTATGTTATAGAGTTTGGAGAGAGTTACTTTAGATTCTTTACTGACGGCGGTGTAGTATTAAGCGGTGCAAGTCCTTATGAAGTTGCACATACATACTCGGAAGATGAACTTTTTGAAGTACAATTCGCACAGATAAATGATATTATATACTTAACTCATCCTGACCACCCGCCAAGAAGGCTTATCCGTTCTGCATCTGACAGTTGGGCGTTAAGTGAATTTGATTTTTTGGGCGGCCCGTTCTTAGATGATAATACCGTAACAGGTTCAACAATATCCGTAACAGCCACAGCGGGTAGTATAACAGTAACTTCATCGACTAATCTTTTTAGTGTTTCAAGTGCATCTACAAGAGGACACGTAGGAACTTATTGGAAGTTTGCCGATACGGTAACGACAGCAACTTCTACTATTGCAGAGCAGGGTTATTTTGAAATAACAGCCGTTGCAAGTTCTACTTCCGCAACCGCGATTGTAAAGAGTACATTAAGCCAGACAGCACCTACTTACGAATGGGCCGAAGGTGCTTGGAGCGATGTTCGAGGGTGGCCTGCAAGAGTAACCTTTCACGAAAGCAGGTTATTCTTTGCACGAACAGACTACGAGCCACAGAAGATATGGGGTTCTGTACCGTTCGTATATGATGATTTTATGGTTGGTGCAGAAGATGACGATGCGTTAAACATCCAGTTAGCCGCAAATGAAGCTAATGATATTAAATGGATAACTTCTACTGGTGTATTAGCCGCAGGGACTTATGGTGGTGAATTTATTGTTACAGGTGGAACAGGTGATCCGTTAACTCCATCTAACATAAATGCAAAGAAGCAGACCTCTTGGGGTTCAGAAGATATAATACCAAAACGTATAGGCAATTATGTATATTATATCCAAAGATTTGCAAAGAAGTTAAGAGAGTTTTTTTATTTCTGGGATTTAGATTCTTATAAATCAGTAGATAATACCGTCTATGCTCCGCATATTTCCGGAGATGGCTTTGTGGATATGGATTATCAGCAGAATCCCGAATCAATGTTATGGTGCGTAACTACTGGCGGTACTATTTCTGTTTTGACAAAAGAGATAGACCAGCAGGTAATGGCGTGGAGCAGGCAGATTACAGATGGAGATTATGAATCTATAGCTGTAATTCCTTCACAGTCGGAGGCTTATGACGAAGTATGGGTTGTAGTCAAGAGGACTATTGATGGTTCAGACGTACGATATATCGAACGCTTTAAGAGCATAGAAGTACCTTCCCGGCAAGATGAGTGCTGGTACGTTCATTCAGGGCTGGATTTCTCCGCTTATGATTTAACTTCAAGTTCATCTGCAACGATTTCGTTAAGTGCAACAGGCGGCTCAATCACTGTTACAAGTTCAGCAGCTTATTTCTCTGCATCTGATATAGGACAAAGGATAAGAGCAATAGACGCTGATGGTGTTACTGTTGGTGAAATGAAGATAGGCTCGTATGCATCTACTACAATAGTCACGGGTACAGTAAAGACTAACTTCGATGCAACGAGTTATACTGGTGGTTTATGGGGTTTATCCGTATCTACTATATCAGGATTAAGCCACCTAGAGGCTGAAACGGTAGTTGTATTAGCTGACGGTGGATTAGATAAACCTAATAAGACAGTATCGGGTGGCTCAATAACATTAGCTTATGATTACTTTGTAGTTATTGCAGGATTACCATATACGCAGACGTTAAAGCTTTTACCTATTGAAGTTGGTTCGGGTAGAGGAACGTCACAAGGTAAGATACAGAGAATAAACCAGATTTCAGTAAAAGTTAACCGTTCACATACAGGCTTTTCTATAGGTGGCTCGACTGATATGCTCGATCAGGTGCAGTTCCGTGACCCTGCAACGCTTATGGGAACGCCGGAAACTCTGTACACGGGTATAATTTCTAATATTAACTTTAGAGATGATTATAGATACGGTTCGCAAATTATTATAGAAAATAGCGATCCATTACCTATAGAGATATTAAGTGTAATGCCTACGGTAAATACAAATGATAAATAGGAGATAATAAAATGGCAATGATGGCAGCAGCAGCGGCTTTAGCAGGTATGCAAATAGGGCAGGGGTTTGCAGCAAGCCGGGAGGCGAAGTTTAACGCTAAGCTATACGAACAGCAAGCGGGAGCGATTGATGTAAAGAAACGCTTACAGTTACGCCAAGATGAACGGGCTAAAAGGCGTATGGCAGGCACATTAACTTCAAGAGTCGCAAAGTCCGGGATACAGCTTTCAGGCAGTCCTTTAGCGGTTTTATTAGATAATTTAACGGAAATGGAATTAGATCAGCAAATAGGACAGTATAATTTAGAAGTTCAAAAACAGTATTCTTTAAGTGCAGCCGATAGATACAGAAGACAAGGCAGAGCATCCGTTATGAGTGGCTTTACTAATGCTTTCAGTACAATGTTAATGAGCGGCTTTGATTACGGTAGCAGAACGCCTAAATTAACACCTACTGGCGGTCGTTTTGGCGGCGGCGTAGGTGGTGGCTCTGCAATGGCAACTTACCCATAAAGGAGATAATATGCCTCAATTACGACAATATAACTCACAAAGACAGATTACAACGCAATCTAATGCACCTTTAGAAAGCGGTGCGGTAGAGCGTTCTCAAGCTATTGTAGGGCCGTTAGTTAAGGCTGGTGGGGAAATAGCTCAAAAGTGGCAAGATGCTACCGATACAATGCAATACACTA